CATGGCAGAGCTGATTCAGTTTACACATTCAAAACTTTACGAGAACAAGGGTACACAGGAAAAATATACCTTTTTTGCGATAACGAAGACAAGCAAATCAACAAATACAAAAATTTATACGGAACAGACACTGTGATTGTTTTTAACAAACAAGATGCAATGGACATAACTGATAGTGGTGATAACTTTAAAAAACGAAACAGCGTTGTATTCGCACGAAATCTAAATTTCAAGGTAGCAAGCGATCTAGGTTTAACGCACTTTTGGCAACTGGATGACGATTACACACGATTCGATTATTCGCTTAATGCTGAAATGCAGTACACAACATCCAACAATAAGATTGGCAAGCTGGATGATTTGCTTGAAGCGATGATGGATTTTTTAGACACCACACCATTTCATTCGATTGCATTTGCGCAAGGTGGTGACTTCATAGGTGGGCAGGATTGCACATTGTTAACAAGGATGCGAAAAGATGAAATTTATCGCAAAGTAATGAATTCGTTTTTGTTTAGAACTGATAGGCCAGTGCAGTTTATGGGGCGAATGAACGATGATGTAAATATGTATGTAGAGCACGGTAGGCGTGGAGTCCTGTTGATGACAACACCACAATTACGATTGCAGCAGAAAGTAACCCAGCAAGATGCTGGCGGAATGACTGAAACATATGTTGATCTTGGCACTTACGTAAAGTCTTTTTACTCCGTCATGTATTCACCATCAAGTGTGAAAATAAGTGAACTTGGAACTACGGACAGGCGAATACATCATCAAGTTGTGTGGAAATATGCAGTGCCAAAAATACTAGATGAATCACATCGAAAACCAAGAGTTCTTTCGCGCATTACAAGCACTGTTCAAAGCAAGTGAAATACTAATAAAGTTGTAAATGACAAAAACACACAAATTTCACAATCAGCACCTACTGTCTGCTTGTCCGCCTGATGTTGACAAAAAAGAGTGGGACGAGTTTAGAAGCATGATGGCGGCAGCTTCTGACTTACAGGAACATTCGCACCCCTTACAAATTGATGTTGAATTAAATGCCGGCTGTAACATGGCTTGCCCGTTCTGCATTCACGGATACCAGAAGATTAAAAATAACTTACTTGATCGTGCAAAGTTTGAAAAGATTTTGAAAGAGGCTGTAAGTATTGGAGTAAAAGCGGTCAAATTTAATTACATAAATGAGCCAATGCTGCGCAAAGACCTTGAAGAAATTATTCGCTGGACACGCGACCAAGGCATCATCAACATCTACATGGTGACAAACGGCACACTGTTAACCCCGAAACGCCGACAATCATTGATGCAATCAGGTTTGACCAAGCTGTTTGTATCACTAGATGCGGTGACCGAAGAGACCTACAACAAGCAACGATTGTCGGGTCAATTCAATAAAGTGGTTGCTAACGTTTTGGCTTTCATAAAAGAGCGCAACGAGCTGGGACAGCAATTCCCACTTGTGCGTGTGAGTTTTTTGCGCAACCAAATCAATAAACACGAGGAGAAAGCGTTTCAGGAGTTTTGGCAAGATAGGGCAGATTTAATTGCATTTCAAAAGATGAACGAAATACCAGACAGAAAAACAAGTCTGACCATTGCGGATGTTGAAATGCCAAGCAAAGGATGTGACTTGCCTTTCAAGCAACTGGTGATTGATGATGATGGCGAAATATTGCCATGCTGCAAATTGGCTGGAAAAAAACTACCAATAGGCAACATTGACACTATGATGCTACAAGAAGCATGGGACTCAAGTAAGATGAAACATCTACGGCGCATCCACAGCACCAAAGAATGGCAGAATCACGATATATGTCGTAACTGTATGTGCAACGACTAATCCAAAATCACGCAGCAAACCAACCTTTCGCGGAGGTTACAAATGAAAAAAAGTACTGAAAATTCCACCCGACAGCCTAAAAAAGAGGCAAATATAGTTAAACAGAATGGCGGGGCACGACAAGGGTCCGGCAGAAAGCCATTTTTAGCGACAGATGTCGAACGCAGACAAGTTGAGGCGATGTCGGGTTACGGTGTGCCATTTGAGCAAATAGCAGCCTTAGTTCGTGATGGCATTGACATTGACACGCTGAGAAAATACTTCAGTCCTGAACTCATCAACGGCAAGGCCAAAGCAAACGCACAGATTGGCAAAGGTATTTTCCAAAAAGCCATGGCTGGTGATACGACTGCACAGATTTGGTGGTCAAAGTGCCAAATGGGTTGGAAAGAAACCCAACGCCATGAATTAACTGGGGCTGATGGACAAGCGCTTGAGTTTGCAAAGATTGAGCGTGTCGTTGTAAAGCATGGGTAAGACACTACGCATTGCCACACCTGAATGGGCATTGCCACTGTTAAAACCTTCACGATACAAAGGTGCTTGGGGTGGGCGAGGTTCAGGCAAGTCACATCTTTTTGCTGAGATGATGATTGAGGCGCACATCATGAACCAAAATCACAGAAGTGTTTGTGTTCGTGAAATACAGAAATCCTTGAACCAGTCTGTTAAGCGTCTGCTTGAAACAAAGATTGAGGCCATGAATGCTGGCGCATACTTTGCAGTACAGGATTCGGTCATCAAGTCCAAAAAGGGCGATGGTGCGATTATTTTTCAAGGTATGCAGAACCACACAGCCGACAGCATTAAATCGCTGGAAGGATACGACTGCGCTTGGGTTGAGGAAGCCCAGTCCTTAAGCCAAACCAGTCTTGACCTACTTAGGCCAACAATCCGCAAGCCCAAAAGCGAATTGTGGTTTACATGGAATCCTCGCCAGCAATCTGACCCAGTAGATTTTTTACTGCGTGGGCCTGAACCGCCGGCAGATGCCACAGTAATCAAAGTCAACTTTGGTGAAAACCCTTGGTTTCCGCAAGTTCTAAAGGACGAAATGGAGTACGACAAGCGGCGTGACCCTGATAAATATCAGCACGTTTGGATGGGTCAGTACTTACGAAACAGCAACAGCAGAGTATTCAGGAACTGGAAGATTGACGAGTTCGAAGCACCAGACGAAGCCATCCACCGACTTGGGGCTGACTGGGGTTTCTCAGTTGACCCTACTGTGTTGGTGCGAGACCACATCATTGGGCGAACCCTGTACATCGACCATGAAGCTTATATGGTGGGTTGCGAGATTGTGAATACACCCGAACTATTCATGCAAGTGCCAGAATCCGAAAAGTGGCCTATCGTTGCTGACTCAGCACGACCAGAGACCATCAGCCACATGAAGCGCAACGGGTTTCCAAAGATAATGACCGCGGTCAAAGGACCAAAGTCTGTTGAAGAAGGCATAGAGTTTTTAAAGAACTACGACATTGTTGTGCATCCTCGCTGCATTCACACCATTGACGAATTGAGTTTGTACAGTTATAAATCAGACCCATTGACGGGGCGTATCCTGCCCCAGCTTGAGGATAAAAAGAACCATGTAATTGATGCCTTGCGGTATGCGTGTGAAGGTATCAGGCGATCAGCGGTCACAAAATCGGCTACATTTACGCCATTGCCCAATGTCAAACGCTGGTAGATAATCGCTTCAAAGGACAAATATGGCACGAATACCCAACGACCAACGCCTTGCGAATCTGCACGCTGAAGCACTCCGGCAGTTCAATGATATACAAACCGCTTTGCGGGATGAACGTCTGCAATGCTTGCAAGACCGTAGATTTTATTCGCTTTGTGGTTCGCAGTGGGAAGGTCCACTGTACGACCAGTACGAAAACAAGCCCAAATTTGAAGTCAACAAGATTATGTTGGCGGTTATTCGCATTGTTAATGAGTACCGCAACAACCGAATCACAGTCGATTATGTTAGTAAAGATGGCTCAGAGAATGACAAGCTGGCTGAAGTCTGCGATGGCTTGTACCGTGCAGATGAACAAGCATCTGTGGCTGATGAGGCTTACGATAACGCTTTTGAAGAGGCTGTAGGCGGTGGCATTGGAGCCTGGAGGCTGCGGACAGTTTACGAGGACGAAGAAGATGACGAGGACGACCGTCAACGCATTCGCTTTGAGCCTATCTATGATGCCGACAGTTCAGTATTCTTTGACCTGAACGCCAAGCGGCAAGACAAATCGGATGCCAAGTATTGCTTTGTGGTCACCAGCATGACTCGTGAAAGCTACAAAGAAGTCTACAACGATGACCCGACAGATTGGCCTAAGATTATTCACCAGTACGAATTTGACTGGGCAACCCCTGACATTGTGTTTGTTGCTGAATATTACAAACTTGAGGAAAAGACCGAGTTAATCCGCATATTCCAAGCGATAGATGGTACTGAGGAACGATACACCGCCACAGATTTTGTGAACGATGAGACGCTAGAAGAAACCCTGATGGCAGTCGGCACTCGTGAGGTGCGCCAAAAGCGTGTCAAGCGGATGCGTGTTCGCAAATACATTATGTC